TGAAGAAAAAGCTTGATAAAATCATCAGTCGGATTTTTAAACTGATTTTCGATAAAATTTTTAAATAAACTATTGTATTTCAATAATGAAGCAGAGTCCATAATTTCAGAGATATTAAGATTTTGTTTTTTAAATTTATTCAACTGAGAAATTTCTGCATCTTTGATATTAAGAAGATTGATATCTAGGAAAGGCTCTTTATCCATTTTGTTTGTGTCATCTAAATCTGTATAGAACTTATATTCTATACCATTGGTAAGAATAGCAAATTTAGCAGGCGTTGACACGAAATAGCGAAATAACTGAGAACTATGCCGGTCTAATTTCTTATTTACAGATTTAGCTTCAATAAGAATAACAGGATCTTTACCCATCAGGATGGCATAATCAACCTTTTCTCCTTTTTTAATTCCAATATCAGCTGTGTATTCTGGACAAAATTCTAAAGGATTAAACACATCATATCCAAGAAGCTGAAAAAAAGGAACAATCAGAGACATTTTTGTAGCCTCTTCGGTTTGAAGAGTATCCTTGATATTTTCAAGACGCTCGGTGTATTTTTTTAATTCATCTTTGAATTCCATAATGGAAATCCTCCCTCTGTGGTATAGACAATTTTAATGCAGACTATTTTCCTAACCTCAATTCAATTAATTTTTGATGATATCCCGTTATTCGAGATATCTGTTCAATAGTAAAATCCTTATATTCTTCCAATAGCGAATCTGGTAATAACAGCTCCGTTCTTTAATCTGCTGATGAAATCATATGTATCACCGCAAATGGTTCGAAATAAATGACATAATTATCAACAACAGCGTATACACCGTATTTAGCATGGTAACACTGCATAGCCTCTTTTAAATATTCCTCCGTAGCATCCAGATATTCAGCCATCTCCTAAAGATTCCCACATCCTGCTTCGTAAGCCCTGATCAGGCCG